GCCAGTGAGGGTGCCATCGAAGGTTGCCCCCGCCTTTGACATAGTCAAAGGAGGTGAAAAGACAACTATCTAGGGCCTCATTCTCCAAGCCGAATAACACCGGCTCCTTCTTTCGATGTTCTGAGAGAAGATACTCTCTCACAGCGGCCCAATTAAAGACAGGGTCACCGCGATTGAGTAAGAGGTAAACATCAGTACAGCGAAAGCTCGCTTTCCTGATGTACTGGGGCGTGACTCGAGTGCCAGTGTGCCAGTCGGCACCGCAACTTTCGCGGAAGGGACCAGTGACGAAAGATTTGTCCCGGTTAAGGACGAATCCACACCACTGAAGAACTTCCATAAGAAGAGCCGCTGAACAGTCCGAACAGATGATATCGTCCCCGTATACACTAAGGACGACGCCACCTGTAAGACTATTAACGGCCTTTCCTAGAGCCCAGAAAATAAGGGTTTCCAGGGCGAAAGTATAGCCGTTCCCCATACTCGAGAACTTTTCATAGAGTATGGGTTTACCTTTCATATTTCCAGTTTTACACCGGAGATCATCAAGGTAAATGAACCAGTCACTTGGCAGAAGCCAACGTACGAGCTCAGTAGAGACTGAGTCCGACGCTTGTGACAGATCGAGGGTACAAACAGAAGTACCAAACAGGTGAGCCGAGCCAAAGCAGGCCAGAGACTGGTTCCTACTTTGATCGTCTATACTGTTTCCAAAGCTCTTAAGTCTATCAGCAATATAGGAATGAACCCCTAACTGCAGACAGACATTGAGCGACGGTTCGATAGCTATAGTGCGTTGAGTACGTGCGTCCTTCGGGACGAACGTAATTTTGTTACTGTTAGCCGTCGTATAGGGTAGCACGTACGTTCTCGTGTTCCAGTCTATATCAGCACAAAGTCTGATCCAAGCTGGAGAACCCTCTACCAGCATCCGGGCATAAGGATATGCATCGGATGTCGAGCAGAGGTCCGTGTCGCCCAGTTTAAAGGGGAGAGACACACGAAAACGATTGTGCGTACCTATTGCTACACCACCGCCGGGACGAGAAAGAGCAATCAACCGCTCTAACTTACTAGGGGATATTTCCGCCCCTAATACCCTGCGTACCCACTCACGAGCCCGAGTTAGTACAACCCGCACATTATCTGGGACCCGATTAGG